CAATTGACCGCCATGTAATTGAAATCCGGCGGCCCGGTGATTTTACCCACCACGATCTAGCCGGGGAAATGCTGCACATTGATCCTGTTGCCAATACAACCCGTGACACATTGATGACAACGTGGAGTCCAAAGCAACTTAAAACTTTAGAAAAACACGCTAAAGACTGGCAAGCAACATTAGATGAAGGCCGTCCGGTTCAAGATGCGATTAAGAATGCAACCGACTCAGCGATGCGCGGCCATTTATTAAAGCAGTGGCCAGAAAGCATTAACAAAGAATTAGAGTACCGCCAAGAGCAAAAACAATTATTAGAAGGATTGGGAAAATATCTTAAAACCCAGCCTAAGAGTAACGCAATAGACAAGCCATTAGATGGCGGATCAAAGTTAATTTAAGGAAAGCATATGGCAATTGATAAAGCATTTTATGAAGCCCCACAAGGGATTGCTGCAATCGGAGCTGAACAGCCAGACATTGAGATTGAACTCATAACACCAATGGATATGGAAGTAGATATTGATGTTGAGGAAGATGACTTTAGTGCCAACCTTGCTGAAGAGTTATCCGAATCTGTATTGACCATGCTGGCCGGCGATTTGGTTGCCGACTTTGAAGGCGACATTGCTTCTCGTAAAGACTGGATTCAAACCTATGTAGATGGACTAGAGCTCTTAGGTCTCAAGATTGAAGAGCGCGCTGAACCATGGGAAGGCGCTTGCGGTGTCTATCACCCTATCCTAGCCGAAGCCGTAGTCAAGTTTCAATCTGAAACCATTATGGAAACATTCCCCGCCTCTGGCCCAGTGAGAACTCAGATCATTGGTAAAGAAACAGCTGAGAAGAAAGAAGCCGCCACCCGCGTTCAAGATGACATGAACTATCAATTGACTGATGTCATGCACGAATACCGCCCTGAACATGAGCGGATGCTCTGGGGTATGGGTTTATCAGGTAACGGTTTTAAGAAGGTTTACGTTGACACCAGCTTAGATCGTCAAGTCTCTATGTATGTTACAGCCGATGATTTAGTGGTTCCTTATGGCGCATCTAGCCTTGAGTCTGCTGAGCGTATTACCCATGTCATGCGTAAAACGGAAAACGAAGTGCGCAAACTTCAGGTTGCCGGTTTTTACCGCGACATAGATTTAGGTGATCCCGTCAACGTCATGGACGAGATTGAAAAGAAAATTGCAGAGAAGCTAGGTTTTAAAGCAACTACCGATGACCGCTTTAAGATTTTAGAAATGCACGTAGACCTAGATTTAGAAGGCTATGATCACAAAGATGACAACGGCGAACCCACCGGTATTGCCCTGCCTTATGTAGTGACCATTGAAAAGAACACAAACAAGATTTTAGCAATCCGCAGAAACTGGGAGCCAGATGATGAGAAACATCAAAAGAGACAGCATTTTGTTCATTACGGCTATATTCCGGGCTTTGGTTTTTATCACTTCGGTATTGTTCATTTGCTGGGGGCTTTCGCTAAGTCTGGTACTTCTATCCTCCGTCAGCTGGTTGACGCTGGATCACTTGCCAATCTGCCGGGTGGTTTTAAGACCCGTGGGTTGCGGGTAAAAGGGGATGACACTCCAATTGCTCCGGGCGAGTTCCGTGATGTAGATTTCCCTTCAGGCGCAATGAAAGACAACATCATGCCCTTGCCATACAAGGAGCCAAGCCAAACTTTGATTCAGTTACTCAACCAGATTATTGACGATGGCCGCCGCTTTGCATCTGCAGGCGATTTAAAAGTATCCGATATGTCTAGCCAGTCTCCAGTAGGAACTACGCTGGCAATCTTGGAGCGCACACTCAAAGTGATGTCCGCTATTCAGGCGCGTATCCACTACGCAATGAAGCAAGAGTTTAAGTTACTCAAAGAGATTATTGCTGACTACGCTCCAGAAGAATACGCTTACGAACCTGATGTTGGTAATCGTAAAGCGCGTAAAAAAGATTACTCAATGGTTACTGTCATTCCGGTCTCTGACCCTAATGCCGCGACCATGAGTCAAAAGGTTGTGCAGTATCAAGCCGTCCTGCAGTTAGCTCAGACCGCGCCACAACTTTATAACTTGCCATTCTTACATCGCCAAATGCTGAGCGTTCTCGGAATTAAGAACGCCGAGAAGCTAGTGCCTATGCAAGACGATATGAAGCCAGTAGATCCAGTCTCAGAGAACATGAACATTCTGTCTAACAAGCCAGTAAAAGCGTTTATGTACCAAGACCATCAGGCTCATATCCAAATCCACATGGCGGCGATGAATGATCCCAAGATTAAACAGATCATGGGTCAAAATCCACAGGCTCCGGCCATGATGGCAGCTATGCAAGCTCACATTACCGAGCACGTAGGCATGGAATACAAGCGTCAGATAGAGCAGCGTATCGGAATGAGTATTCCAGACTTCCAAGATATGAGCGAAGGCATGACTCCAGAGATGGAACAGCAAATTACCATGATGGCAGTACCAGCTGCGCAACAACTTTTGGGTCAAAACCAGAACGCTATTGCAGCGCAACAAGCTCAACAAGCTCAAAACGACCCTGTTATTCAGATGCAACTCAAAGAATTGCAGCTTAAGGCACAGGAAATTGACATTAAACAGAAAAAAATGCAGACCGATGCTGCGGCCAAAGCCGATCAGCTGGAGCTGGAGAAGCAGCGTATCGCTTCACAGAAAGAAATTGCCGGTATGCAAGTTGGTGCTAAGACTAAAGCAGACAAAGCAAACCTTGAAGCTAAGCAACAGTTAGAAGGAATGAAGTTAGGTGCTCAAATTGGGCAACAAAAAGCCCAATTAGAAGTGCAAAAATCAACACAAAATCAACCAAAACCAAAAGGTAAAGAATGAAAGAGAAACTCCTAGAACATTTACTCAAACAAGTAGATCAAAAGGTAAGAAATCTTGAAGAATCACTCGGTACAGGCGTAGCCAAAGACTATTCCGAGTACCAAAAAACGTGCGGACAGATTACAGGTCTTCTGTCCGTGCGGTTGTACATAACAGACCTACAAAAAAACTTGGAGAATTTTGATGAGTGAAATACTAATCGGCTCAAACCCCGATGATGTAAACGCAGTAACAACTTTGCCTCAAACAGACGAAGAAAAAGCCAAACAACTACCTGAACCCGTTGGTTATCGCATCCTTTGCGCCCTTCCAAACACTGAAAAGACGTATGAAAGTGGCATTATTAAAGCAGATACCACACTCCATTTTGAAGAAGTCCTATCCACGGTCTTCTTTGTTGTAAAAATGGGACCAGATTGTTATAAAGACCCAGCTCGTTTCCCTACCGGCCCATGGTGCAAGGTAGGAGATTTTATTTTGGCCCGACCAAACACCGGAACCAGATTAAAAATCCACGGAAGAGAGTTCCGGATTATTAACGATGACTCCGTAGAGGGAATTGTGCAAGATCCCCGCGGAATTACTAGAGTTTAAGGAGCAAATATGGCTGAATTTCAAAAAGAAGAATTTAAATTTCCTGACGAAATTGAAGATTCTGCAGATAAAGTAGAAATTGAGGTTGTTGACGATACTCCTGAAGAGGACCGCGCCAATGCCACCCCAATGCCGAAAGAAATTGTTGATGAAATTGACAACGATGACCTAGAAGCATACTCAAAAGAGGCAAAACAGCGTTTGTTACAAATGAAAAAGGTAATGAACGATGAGCGCCGGGCAAAAGAAGCAGCCTTGCGTGAGCAGCAAGAAGCTTTGCGGGTTGCCAATTTGATGATAGAAGAGAACAAAAAACTCAAGGGACGTTTGTCCACTGGGGAAAAAGTGTACGTTTCTACCGCCAAAGAGAATATTTCCCGCGAATTAACTGAAGCAAAACGTGAATTTAAAGAAGCTTATGATTCTGGCGATTCAGATCGTCTTGCTGAAGCACAAGAAAAACTTACTGATGTCAGGATGAAATTCAACGAAATGGAGCGTTACAAGCCCCAATACGATGAAGAGTCTTTACAAACTGACGAAAATGATGTAAAAATACAGCAACAGCCACAATCTCAACGCTTGGACTCAAAAACTCAAGCATGGTTGG